TCAATTTCTTCTGCCGCTTCAGCCGCCGTCTTCAAGCGATAGTTTTTACCTTCCTTCACAAATGGGAAAGGTATAGCGTAATTCTCATACAACTCCTTAGCCGTTTCATAGTCTTTATTTTTAATTGCTGCAGAAATTCGGTCAGCATCTACCTTAGGCACAGAAAACTTTACACCGCCACTTTCAATAGGTACGCGTTCTTGAGCTTCTGTTTGGCGGCGCCTTAAGCTCAACTCTTCCAGCTTACGCCTTTCTTCGGCAAATTGCTGTTTTAGTTTGTAAATATTCGGAGCCAAAATCGCAAGCATTTCATCATCTTCACCTCCCAACTGCTGAGTTGGTGCTGGAGCTGTTGGAGCTGCTGGAGCTTCTCTAGGCGCCGCCATAGGTACAGGCATATCTTCAGGCAATAACGCAGGCGCTTCTGGCGTAGACATCTGAGGCTTTGATGACAGAGGAAGCGCTTCTGTGGGCGGCCTTGCGGTTAATTCTGGCTTTGCTAGTGCTTGTGGAGCTGCAGGCGCTGCCGGAGCGCGATTGCGATTGAAATACTGCATAGCAAATTTTTGCTCTTCTTGCGCCGCTCTCTGCGCTTCTTGTTTTTGTCTTAACTCAAACTCCATTTTGGCAAGCTCAACATCCTGAGCCGCCCGTTTTTGAGCTTCTTCAGATGCAATGCCTGCGCCGTACCCTAAAGACTCGCCAAATGAACCCGTCTTTGTAGGCGCTAACAATCCACGAGCCAAGCCCATCAAAACAGGATCAAACGGCATGTTCTTGCGAACATTCAGCGAATCTATTAGCTTCTGCATCTGCGCTTCAGCTTCCAGCTTGCGCTGGTTGACCGACTGAGCGTATTGCTCAACTAGGTTGGGCGTTGTTTCATCAGCCATGATCTACCTCATTAACCCAGAATAGTTTTGCCTAAATTTACAGCTGAGTTCGCAAGATTCACGCCCTGAGCAGCCGTATTTAACGTGCTCTGGGTTGGCGTTAACCCAGTTCCTGACCCACCTAACGATCCAATAGCCGCCATCAAACCGGTGATCTGCGCAAGCGGGCTTGTTGAATATCCCGTGCTGCCGACAGTCTGCTGAGTTTGACCCATAGGAATCTGATAACCCTGCATTAATTTCGCAAAATTAGCCGCTTGCTGCATCGGATAATCCAACACCTTCTGGCCTAATGCCTGCTCCTGACCACCAAGGTTGAATAATGTGTTCAAACCCTGCGTGCCTAACGCTTGCTGTACCGCCCCTAACTGCCCTAACCCCTGACCTGATTGCATCTGACGCTGTAAATCGGTCTGTGCAGCCGCTAGAGCGCCTTTATAGCCCTCAGATAGGGCTCCATACTGCCGACCCAACAAATCGGCCTGTAGGTCTCTTAAAGTCTGTCCTGTGACCTGTGCGGCTCTCTGGCTTCCGAACTGTCCTGTACCCGCTGCACCAGCTCTCAAGTTAGGCAGAATGTTCTCTTGAATACCCCGCTGCTGTAGACGCGCCATCTCATTGACGACATTTCCAAGATACGGATCCATGTACTGATTAACGAGCGATGTCGCAGGAGTCGCCCCCGCAGCCGTCAGATATTGCTGACCTGTACCTGCAGTTCCTGAGCCAGCAAAAGCCACTTGCGGTGCTAAAGACAGCGCCTGAGCCTGCAGAGGGCTGAACCCCGCAACACCGCCCTGCTGAATAGCAGCCTGACCTAAATTGGCAATATCCTGCAGATAATTCGTATAGAACTCAGGTGCAGTCTGTTGCGCTTGTGTCGTAGTCGTAATCGGCGGTAACGGCTGACCCTGCGTAATATCTACAGGGATAGACGTTTGCCCAACTGGAGGCGGAGCTTTCGGCTGTTGACTTAATGCCGCAGGCTGTTGAGATGCCATAGACTTCAATCCTGTCACTCTCTCTGTGTCAGTTTTTTGACCAGCATCTATTTTTTTCTGCTCTTGAGCCACCCAATGATTCAGCATGTCATTGGAAATGTTAGCAGCGGGAACACCCTGCTTGACTAGCGCCTCGCGTACTTGTTCTCTTAATTCAGCCACGACGTGCTCCTTTCATCTTCTTCTGCGCTGCCGCTAGATAAGCTAACGGACTCTTACTCGGTGGAGGAATCTTGTTCACAGGAGCCGATCGCTTATGCTGCCTAATCTCTTCGCGGAACTTATCTAGCATCTGTGACCCAGCCTTTGTAGAACCATTCCCCAACTGAGCTACGGTATCTGCATCAAATACATATTCACCATCCGCTAACATCGCAGGTATATCGTCCGACTGCCCATCCCCCGGACCTGTTACCGCAGAACCTTGACGATAGTCTTTGCGCCCCTGAACCATAGGCACATTATCCGAATGATGTAAGCCGCCATGTGCTAAACCGCCATAAGCCATGCCACGAGAATCCATGCCAATGTAATCCAGTGGATCAACCTGCTGACCATACGTGTAATAAGCAGCACCACCATCAGCAAGCCTTAATCCACCCGGACTACCAATGTTTGCTTTGTAGTCATAACTTGCCATTCTTGTCGGATCAAATCCAGACTGCTGCGTATATAACCGCAATAACTCATTCTCATCCGTTACATGAGGAAACTTTTGCCTCATAGCGTTTACTCTTGCCGCACGCTCATTCTGAATTTGATCTTCAACAGATGTCTGATAAAAATACGGGCTAGTCGTAAAGTAATCTCCCATCATTCCTTGAGAAACTTTAGGCTCATATTGAAGCGTGTCTCTGTTGAATTGTTCGTATGCCTGACCCGATGGAACAGCCGCACGGTTAGTCATACGCGCTATTTCAACTAAGTTTTCCATCTGCCGCTGAGGGTTCGGGTCAGTGTACAAACCGTACTCTTGCGCTTTTCTACTAACAACTTGAGATGGGTCTTCACCAAATCTGACTGGCTCACCCGGTCTGTATGTTTGGTTGTACTGCTCTGCAAAACGCCGTGCCGCATCAGGACCAACCTCACCTGTTGGACCACCAAATTCATTTCTCTGACCACCCATAGATTGCTTTGCAATACCCACAGCCGTATCCAATCTTGCCAACTCATCTGGTGTGATCTGGTTATCTAAACCAAATATTCCAGAAAAGTAATCTATTTGAGATGCATCAGGCGCAGACCCCAATCTTTCTTGAAGAAGATTGGCAGTCTGCTCTCTTACACTACCCCCATCAGCCATAGGCAAAATAGTGTTTAGCGGTCTGACTAATGGATTTACCATGCCCTGAGTCGGTGTAAAGCTAGTGAGTGGCGACTGGCTTGCCCGCAAAGCACTGATGTCTATTGGGCTGCTCACTGAAGATGGAATCTCAGGCAAAGACGCATACTGACGATAAGGGGCAAATCTCACAGGGCCGACGGTCGTTGTCCGTGGAGGAATCACCCCTACCTTAGACATATCAATGCCGCGATAGGCAGTCGCCGCTTGATTTTGAGCCTGCTGGTTAGCTAAATAAGCTATCAATGTGCCTAGCAATCCACCCCTAACTGTTGGCGAAGAGAAGATTTTGTCAATGCCGCCAGCAATCGTTGCTGCGCCACCTTCTTCGTAATTGGGAACCATACCGCCCTCTTTCATTAAAGGAGTTGCCAAACCACCATGCTTTAATTCATCAGCATTTTTGCCAAAGTAAGTGCCGGGTGTTTCTTGTACCGACGAGCTTTGATTCCAGTTAATAGGCGTTTTTTCTTTTGAAATGGCATTAATAATATCTGTCACACCCTGTACTGCCCCACCACCTGTAGGGGTTGGTAACAAAGAACCAATCGCAGAACCAATGAGTAAACCCATGCTTGGGTCAACCGATCCCGTAGCTCTAGGCACATACGGCTGAGGCTCAGCACTCTTCTGCTGACCAGAACCCGCCGATGTTATTGAATAAGGGTCAAACTGCAACATCGCTGGCGTCTCACCAATGACGGTTGGTCGATCTTGAGGAAAAGCTAAACCAGTAAAGTCTCCAGTGCTTCCCACTACAGCAGGCGTTGTGGGGGTTTCTGGTCGCTGACTTAAATCAATCGGGGCGCTTATGATGGTTTTGTCATGCTCAATACCTAACTCATCTAAGATATTTTTTAGAATATCCTGTTCCGTCATGAAGGTTCGAATCTTTTTCCCTGTTAACGGATCGAGTGTGAGATTGTCTTCTGTAAACGGATAATCAATTCCCAGCTTAGCAGCTATTTTTTCCTGCAAACTCATCGATGGCTGAATGTCCATCCCCGTAGTTTTTCTTGCCTCAGCTAAAATTTTCTGACGATCAAGCGCCTCAGCCTTTGCGTCGGCTAATTGTTTGTCTTCACCAACCTGAGCGCCTAAAGTATCTAAAACAACATACGCTTTAGGGTCACCTAAGAAGTTGTATAAGGTGTCTGGAGTGGGATCTGCGCCTACAGCTTGTCTAAATGCCTCATCGCTGCTGATAGCTTTCAACATGCGATCAGCATCAGCTTTGTCTATAGCGCCACTTATTTGTGCCATGTTAATTGCTTGCCGTATTCTGTCGGGCTGCAAAACATGGCTACCCTTTTTGGCTATAAACTCGCCAGTATCAGGATCGTAATAAGAATAAACAGGCTGCTCAGTAACGGGATTAACAAATTGAACATACTCACCCGTTGGGGTAATTGATATGTTCCCCGTCCTCATTAACTCAGCGATTCGCTTTTCGTCGTAGACATACGGATTGTCTACCGCATAACCACCACCAACAGGGTCAGCACGCAACGCCTCGGTTGTGTAGTCTAGAAATCCTGTTGGGTTGTCTTTTAATCTTTGAACATCAGTGCCTCTTGCGCCTACTTGGATGCGACGAGCCAACTCTTCTTGGCTCATGAGCTCTTTATCTTCCTGACCCATGTAGAACTGCAAGCCAGCCTGATCGTAACCACGACCAAAGTTTTTACCGTAAGCAGAGGTAATAACTTGCTTGTCGTAGTTGTAGCCCTCAGTAGATCGGTCGAGGTCTCTAGCAACCTCCTGCGGAGTCTTAGCGCCAGACTTAATCTGATCGACGTAAAACTTTAAGCCAGCCTCATCTGGGGGACGACCTAATTGCTCAAGATAGAGCTTTTTAACCGCTTCTTCGGCGTCTCCGCCTTCAGCCATGCTTATAAGTGGTGAACGTATCATGTTAATTTCCTCATAGCGCCTAAACCACCTATTGGCGATATTTCCATTCGCCGCCGCAATTCTTCAGGCGACATCATAATTGTACTTTGGGGATATAAATCACCAATATCAAACTGCCGTAGGGCACCTATTGGTCGAACCAGTTGCTGTTGACCCCCTGAAACTATGTCAGACAAGTCTTGGGCTTTACCAAAAATATCTTTGGCTTTATCAAGCAGGGATGTAGTGCCTGTTGGTGTGCTTGGCATAAACCATGACGGAGCTTTTATGCCAACAGAGCCTTTGCCAATAGCATCCAATCCAGCGCCAACTTTTGAACCAATATTAGGAGCCAAACCTTCAGTGACAGGAACCTTAATATTGCCGACCCCACTAGCAAAAGGCTCTGTAGCACCGGGTACGTTTGATGGCAACATAGAACCGGGGAACCTAAGCCCGCCACCTACAACGCCGGTGTTTGTTAACGCACTCGTTCCTACCCCTGTTCCGGCTCCAGCCGTATGCCCAGCTAAACCAATGCTGCCGTAGCCACCACCAAGGAAGCCTCCACCAGTCCCAGCTGCAGCCGTTCCTGCAGCCGTTCCAGCCCCCATGCCGCCAGTAACATACCCCGGTAGGCCAGTGGCACCAGAGAAGTATGTGCCTGTACCTAAAGTCGGCCCTGCGCCAGCACCAAAACTAACGCCTCCAGCGGTAGCTCCTGCGCCCCCTAAGACTTGGCTCAGCCCATACGCACCTAACATCACGCCGCCTGCAGCCAGCAAGAACTTCATGAACGTGTTCTCGTGCATGTCGTTGTAGTAGGTTTGGTAGTCACCAGCAACCTTGTCTACCTTCTGAGCCGTCACCCTAGCAATGTCGTCAGGGTTGGCGCCTAGCTCAATCGCTCGGTTTGAGATGTCTTGATAGCGCTGGCCTAAAGCCGCTAACTTGTCTTTGTTCGCCCCAGATTCAGTCACACCGGGGTCGATGTTCTGCTCTAACCAGTTATTGACATAAACCCCAGCAGCAGCATCTTTCATAAACCCTGCAGGATCTTTGGCATAAGCCTCGACCGCAGCCGCAGGGCCGTACAACTCAACCATCCGCCTAGCTTTTTCTTCATCCGTAAACGCCGCAGTTCCCGCTTTTGAGAACCACATCGCAGTCACAGGGATGTCGTACAGGTCAGCGCCTGAATGAACATCATATTCAGACGGACTCTCACCCCCAAACGGCCCTGAGGTAAACCCAATCGGGTTCATGAGGTTTAAACCCTCCATGCCCGCCCGATTGTCTTGATAAGGATTTCTTAGCTGAGCTAACGCAGAAAAGTCGTCAGGCAGCTCTATGCCCTTCTCAGCGGCATAGGCACGCGCCTGCTCATCAAACTTTGAGTTGATGTACTGCTGAGCCTCGGGCGACCAACCTACTTCTTCGATCCGCTTGGGATCCATCTTGAAGTCGTAGTTAGTATCGACTAACTTCTGCTCACGACGAGACTGCTGCCCCATCAGATCCTGACCCTTAGGAGGCTCGGCTTCAAACTGCGTTAGGTAGTTTCGATACGCCTCTTCATCCGGTAGCCGCCCAAGGTAATTCTTGTAGACTCGCACCAAGTTGGCTTCTGGCAACTTCATCAAGTCGTTACGCAGAACCGAAGGCTTAAAGTCCAGCCGCTGTGCCCGCTCTCTTGAACCCATCGTCATAGGCTCATAGTTGAAATAGTCATCCATCGACTGGATGCGCTCTATTTCACTCTCGCTTGGAGCACGACCTAAGACGTTCTGAAACTGCCGAGTAATCTGGTCTTCTGGGGTTAAGCTCTTATATTCGTCTGAACTTGTAATCGTGCTGACAAGCTGCGAACGATCAATATCCTGCCCTACGAGGTCGGCAATAGCCCCCTCATCTGGGTCGCGCCCTAGATAGCTCTGGTAGACGTAATTAACGTCAGATCTTGATAGCGCCATTATTTCAACGGAGGATAAGGATTTACATTTATTGCGTTTACTACCGCAGCCGCCCAGTCTTGCCAGTTATCGAACACATAAGGACCCGGAATTGCCTCATTGCTAAATACGTCAATCGCCTTTAAAGAAGCCGCCCAAGTCTTCCAATCGCCATCAGGAATAGACAACTGCTGACCCGCGTAAGCCTCTACCATTAAGGACGCCCAAGACTCCCAAGTGTGATAACGCGGATCGTAAACAAGCGCAATATCGCTCAATTGAAGCCCCTCACATCGCCGAAGTTAGCGTTAATCAATACACGACCCATCTGGTAGTTCCCGCCAGAAACATTGCTGCCAAACTTTAACCGGCCTAATCTTCTCTGCTCACGCATATCGACTTTGCTGGTATTCGGCTGGAAAGCATACTGCTGGCTATAGGTGTCACTAACCTGCGCATACGGCCTACCTACGACTTGTACGTACATCTCACCCTCTTGTACAAAGTCAGGCTCAATTCGCTCAATGTGCAGCCACTTGTTCTCACCTACGCTACCCGCAGGGAACTGTGGAGATTGCGCAGGGCCACCTGCTACCCAACCCAAATCCGATGTCTCAAAATAGCTCTCAATCGCTACAAAGTTCTCGCCATCGACTTCATCTGTCCCTATTTCATGCTGCCAGATCGTTGTTAAGCCGGGCATTGTTAGAAACTCAGCCGTCTCAGTCTGAGTTGCCGTAGCGTTTTCAGATACAGTCACCGTAATATTTCCCGGCGTAGCACTCGGTGCTATAGCAATCACAAAGCAATACGGCAGGCTGGCTGAGCTCACAACCTGATTTAACGCAATCTGATTCGTCTCTGCCATCTCGATGTCTGCGCTACCGTTTGTGGTGTCAATCGTCGCAGAGAAGATCGGCTCAGCCGTTGTCAGGTTTGTGCCTGCATTGACTGGATACTTAAACACCTGAGAGAAGTAACCCGCCGTTCTAGCCGCGCCCGGGCTAAATCCACCGTCATACCAAGTATTCTCACGGACGTTATAGATGATGCAGTTATTGCATTCTTCCGAATCCCCATGAGGGTAAAACCACCAAATCTCGCCAAATCTCGGCACTTTAGTCGCCCAGACTTTCTGTCTTTGAGCATAGTTCAAGTTGTCAAAGAAGTAGTTCTGGTTCATCGAGTTGGGAATCTCTCGAACTACCCCGTTATATAGGAGAAATCTATCAACTCCAGCCCAATAATAAATACCGTCATATTCAATAACAGACTGAGAAGAAAGAATAGAACTTTGCGTAGAAATGGTGTCATAGCGCCAGTACGTAGCTGGAGCCCAGTTACCCGTACCCGCAACACCTAGAGACTGTGGCGCATAGGAAACACGAATAAGTGAGTCCAAAGACCAAAATAAGCCTGATGGTGAGTTAGAGCCACCCCGAACAGGCAAACCCTTCACAATCTTTGTAGAAGCCGCAGAGACCTCATTAGACTCCGCGCTGTTCCAATCAAACGGATCGCCTGCCGCTGAGTTCTTAATCAGGCCGTTATCCCCATAAACGAACACATAAGGATGCAAAACCACCACACCCCCAGACACCTCAACAAGGTTCCCCGTAGGATTAGCTCCATTGATGTCTTTTAAAGGGGTTGTCACCGACCCTAAAACCGATGCGCTCAATACAGGGGTGACAGCAGTGCTATCAATCTGGGCAAGATTCTGCCCCGGATGTGCTAACAGCAAAGTATTAAACGATCCCGCAGCATCGTACATGGCATCAAACTGCCAAAGGTTTAGGCTACTCGCAGTAAAGCCAGTCTGAACAGTCGCTACAGGCACTGAAAAACCAGATCCTGTGCCCCCAATAGAGGCAGCGGTCGCAGATAAAGAGTCTCCTACGACATAGCTCGTGCCGCCTGCGGTAATCGTGACAGTGGTTACTGTGTTGCCTGCAACGGTTATCGTTGCTTCAGCGCCAGTACCAGTGCCCCCAGTAAGACTAACATTTGTATAAGTCCCATTAGTGTATGTAGAACCACCGGTAATCGCTCCTAAAGTCAGTACAGCGCCGCCAAAGGTAAAAGGCGTAATGCCTGCACCGACACCGTTGTTATCAACAGAAAACGTCTCTAAGCCAGCAGAATAACCGCTGTAGATACGGTTAAAGCCATCCTCAGAGTTCACATAGATACCACGAGACAAGCCATTTACCTGATTGGTCATTGACCTGTATCCAGCGATCTTACGTGGGCGACCCCGCTGGAACCTTACCCAACGACCATCAACATAAAAGTTCTTGTCGAAATAGGTTCCGTCCCGCTGTATGCCGGGCTGCGTATCTAACGAAAATACCTTTGCGGTCATGTGAATGTCCCGCCAGTAATGCCACTAGGAGCTGTTATTCCGCTAGCGCTTACAGTTAATTCGTTGACACCTAGTATTGCAATATTGAACTCGCCAGCAGCCGCACGATAGATACCAGTGCTAACTTCGTTGGCAAAATTTAAAGGAGGGGCGGCTACCGTACCATCAGGTAGAGAAACCGTTGTCAAACCCACCGAAACAGTGACTGCAGTAATTAGGTTTACCGAATCACAGATCAAAATAGAGCTCTCACCCTGAGCCAGAGTGACGTTATTGCCGCCACCAGTAGTAAAGGTCACATCGTAGTTACTAACGCCTCCTACGGCCTCGTTGACCATGTAGTAGACCTGTACGGTCGGAGGCAGAGTCACCGTAGCGTTACCCGCTAGAGTTCCTGTGTACTTCTGAATGACATTCGAGGCTTCGGTAGTAGTCAGAGTAAACGATCCACCAGCGGATACATCTTTCGTTAACTGGGTAAAGTTGAACAACGTAGACTTACCTAAGCCTACTGTGTAGAAAGCCGTTCCTGAACAAACCACAATACAAGAGTCTGTCGGCTGCATGATGACCGAAGCCGATCCATTAATCAGGCTTCCACCTTGGGTTGCTACCGTCAAAGCTCCAGTACCAGCATTTCTCAGCATTACAAACCAATTGTTGCCAAGATTGCTTACTGTGTCCAGAGTTAACGTACCAGCACCACCCGTCCACACATACGTCTGCGCACGGTAAGTAACGCCTGCGGTTGCATCTGTGCTAAACGTCGTGACAGGGTGCGACTGATTTAGAGTCACCCCAGAGGCCAGCAGGCCATAGCCAGCTAGTGTTGCAGCATCTGCCGAAGATGAGCCAACGCCAAACGAAATGACGCCCCATGTACCCGCTTCATCAGGGTTTGTCGTGATGTAGATGTACTTCGCCTCACCCGCCGCAACAGAGATAATCGTGCCAGCGTTGTCGTAAGTCTTAACGGTAAACGTATTAGCGCCGACGTTACGGATTAAAGCGTCGTTACCTACAGAGGTTTGGTTAGCAGGCGGCATGTACAGCGACAGACCCGAAGTCGTCGCCGTGACATTCATAATCCGTGCTGCGTAGTCATCCGTAGCGTTGCCGTTAATAGGCCACTGAAGCTGCGTATTCGCAGATAAAGTTACCGCACGGAAAGAAACATCCGTTGGTTGGATTACCTGCCCAGTAAAAGGACTGTTGTAGCTCATAATTAACTATCCAATGCAACGGCTTGACGGTCACCCATACGCTGGATGTCTTCAGCCTTCAAGACCTGCATGATCTTGTCGTACTGAGCCTGCCACATCGGTATGCGCTCGTCGTTCTTGAGGAATGGCATTGCCTGTAGGAGCGATCCATACAGCAACGCCTGCGGTGCATAAATCGTGAACCAGTTCGTCTGGTTCGAGGAATCTAGCGGCTGGATGCGCTCGTAGTACAGCACCTCAAAGTTGTAAGCAACATCAGGGGTGGGAGCGATTAACCAGTGGGTGTAGTCGTAATCTGCGTAGTATCTCGGAGCGCCTGTTTCTGTAGGGTCAGGCCAATACTCACGCAGATATTCGTATTTGCGCAGGAATACAGGCTGTCTGACGCCGTTTACGGTTACGTTCATGGATACAGTCTTGTGCCACCGTGCAGGCTTGTCTATGACCGCCTGATTAGCTACAAGGGTAGATGTCATCGGCGTTAGGTTGCCGAGAAACTTAATCTCCGCAGCAATCACCTGCTCTGCCAGCATGATGAAAGTCGGAATCTTTTCCAGCGTCGCTTGGTCGGTACGCTCAAGATAGCTTGATATGTCGGCTACCAAGCTCGAATACGTCATTACGGCTGCTGTCGTCATTACCACACCTTTTTCTTGATAGATTCAGGCTGCGGGACGAATTGTTTGCCTTGTCGTGTACCCTCTCTCTTGGCACGGGTCGTAGCACCGTACTCGGCAGGAGTTAGTTTTTCTCGGGCTTGTTTCGGCAAATATCGTTCGCCTGTCGCCTCGGAACCTTGTGTGGACGGCTTACCAGACTTTGTGCCCCAGTCTTCTTTTGTCCACTTTGCAAGTGAATTATCGGCCTTTTTTGCGCCTTTGTAACCCCCTCCCGAGGCTTTATATTTCTGTGTTGCTAACTGAGCTTTGCGGGCGCTCCATTCCCCCGGATC